CTGGAATGTTCATTACGTGGTGACCTGCCGGAAATGTTTGCGTAAGCAAAGTATCACCGCTTGCGCCACCGTTTTTCAACGTGAACGCACCCGCAGCCGCACCGTAAATTACAACCTGCCGTAAACGAGAACGAGATGGACCGACAACCGCAGCCGCCGTTCCTTGAACCCAATTATATGCACTGACTGGACCAGCCATGAGTTACCTCCTTATGAGAGGTTGCGGTTTTGTAGATACAATACCGTGACTGTAGCTGCACCCGCAGTAGCTGCTGTACCTGTCTGGTTGTAGGTCACCGTGATATCAACATCAGAGGTTCCAATGTCGATCAAGTTTCCAATCTGAGAAACATCAGAAGTAGCAAGAACACGGGCTTGCGCACCAGCAGCTAGTGCATCTGCGTATTTATCAGCCGTTGTTCCATCACCGATGTCTAACGTATTGGTTGTGCCTGCATCAAACGCAGTGGTCACATCAACCGCAATTTGATAAATTTGGCTATTCGCTGGAAGTGTAGCAACAACGGTTTCTGTTCCGTCCGCACCAAAAACAACGTTTCCGCTTTGCGCCATCAAAACAAAACCAACGTTTGCTTTGTCCGAACCCACTGTTGTTCCAGTGGTGTCTTTGATGGTCCCTGCTTTAATAGGACCTGAAAAAGTAGTTGTACCCATGTCGATCTCCTGTCTGGGTTAGTCAGCCACCCCATGCGGCTGTCAGGGATACACTAAACATACAGAAGTTTGAGACGAAAAGAAAGCATGATATAAAAACATATCTGCTAAAGAGGTGCTTCATGAACAAAGAAAAAGAACCTAACCCAAAAGAAATCCCACCAATTGACGAATATGAGGATCGACTATGAGTAAGACTCACTGGCACGGCACAATCACCGTTAACAATTACACCAGTTACAACATTCAAGTAGAGCAGTTTCATAAAGCAGGTATGACTAAACATGAAATTGGAGAGATTTCCCCCAATCAACAAGGTTGGAGTAACACTATGACCAAAAACTTTGATCAAGTAAAAACTTTGTTGCACTTTTACACAACCAACAAAAAACATCCGTACATGACATCCATAGCCTGCTACGGTCCAACAGATGGCCTAAGTGTGGATAGAGGAAACTTATCTGACCAAACTATTAAGATGCAAGGTAATGCAACACAAACTTTAAACGAAAATGAAACAAACAAAAGTTGGTGGCAGACTGGAGACCTCACTGAAATGCAAACAGTGGTCTTCTTACCGACCCCCAACAATTCTAGCTATGACTTCGCTCTTACCTTTAGTGAATGCGAATAAAAGAAAGGGGCTACCGAAGTAGCCCCAGTCCAACAGGGAGGTAATCCAAATGAAAGGATTACCCCATCATACCACAACTTACGCGCCAGGTGAACCAAATACACAACGTGGATCTGAAAATCCAAAGCTGTAACGTTCACGGGCTTTAAAGCGCATGTTACCAGTGTCGAAGTCTGCTTCCATGTTAGTGGACAGCGGAGTACGCTCGAAGTGGACAAATCCACGAGGTGCGTCTGTTTTGATGAAGAACGCATCTGGGTCTGTTAGGAAGTCGTTGACGGCATAGCCTTCAGGCAACATTCCCATAGAACGAATTGCGTTTACATCATTGTCCGCTGTGCCAACACGAAGATTTGACACCATGAGACGTTCTGCAACGAATTGAAGCTGACGTGGAATCACGAGCTTCATGCCGCGCAGTGCGACTTTCAAACCACGCTCGTCAACAAAACCTGCGATGTTGATAAGGGCATCTTCAAGAGATGTCTCATTCAAATCCGCAGCAGTTGTTGGTTCGTTGGCAAATGTGCCACCTGATGTAAGTGGGTGAGATGCGTCACACAATGCAACACCGTCACCACCAGCAGATGCGCCAGCAGTAAAGGCGTTGTTCAGGATAGCCGCAGCTTTAACCTGTTTTGTGTGTGCCATTGAACGTGCCAACGCACGAGTATAACGTGAGCCCAGACGATCATAAAGGTTATCTTCAATAGCCTCTTCCGTGATCGAAAATGCCAACGCGATTGTCTCGTGGTTGTAACGAGCAGTGTATGCTTCGTTTGCGTCGTCAAAGTTTACAGCGGAACCTTCCGATTTGGTTGGTGCCGCGCCGAAACCAGATAACATAACCTCTTCTTCAAATGCTCTATCTGAAGATTCAGTTGTGTAGATCTCAGCATGTTGGTTTTCGTACCGATTGTACTCCATACCGAACAGGGCGTTAAGACCTGGTTCCAACTCTTTCGCTAGTTGTGCGCGAGAGATAGCCATAAGTTAGTCTCCTTATACGCCTGTGGTCGACGGTGTACCAGCAACAATCGCACCATTCGGTGAGTTGAAGCTGTTATTCAGTCGAACAATTAGTGGGATACCAGCGGCTGTAAAGTCTTGGTTCTCAGGGTCATCTTGGATGCCGATGATACGCAAGTGCAATGCAGCAGTGGTGGCGATTGTGCTGACGCCCAACTTACCAGATGAGATACCAGTGGTTGTAGAACCAGCATCCGCATTAGCAAAGTTAGCATTTGCAAACACATGTCCGCGCGCAGTTGCTTCGCTTGTCAGCGTAGCGTCTGAGCAGATAACAAATGTCTGCATTGGGTTGTCATACACGAAAGCTTTGACGGGGAAGTTAGAATCCGCGCCAGAGCCAGGCCAGTAGTTTGACCATACAGTTTCACCAGTAGTAGACGAAACATATTCGCAGCCACCGAAAACACCTACTAAACCTACAGTGCCACCTGCCGCCGCGCCAACAATATCAATAAAGCCTGTTGACAGCGGGATTACGGGTGAACCTTGGTAAATCGCGTTAGTGTTACCTGAAGCAATGCGATACTCGGTCGTACCAGTGGTGTTTGCAGCGGAACCTACAACCCCTACAGGGCGTAGACCGAATGCACCATTAGTATTTGCCATAGTAGCAATCCTTTTTCAGTTACTCGGAGTCGCGTTCACGGCCTCCGAAAGATACACGACTTTGCCGACTGTTTTGAATCGGCATTGAAGGATGTTGCTCCTTCATTAGGTCCTGGTCGACGGCGGTCATTTGTTCGCGGGTTCTGCCCCCGTAATATGCAGTTCGTTCCGACACCGTTTCAACAGGTATGCGGCACAGCATCAAGCCCCCTTGTCCAATCACGCCCTGATATTTACCTTCGTCAATAACAGGCGCTTCATAGTTTGGATACTCATCTGCACGAACGGGTTCCCATCCTTCACGAAGCTTAGAGTGAACATTCATTTTGTCCTCTTCGCCTCGCATAGCAACTCGAATCCAACGGTGCACATAGCCATCTGGGGCATCTGGTGCAGCAAGGTGACTGGGCGGTGCCCAGGGTTTTCTGCGCGTTTCAGTTTCGCGGGTTGCGCTTGAGCGCGGTTTTCTATCAGCCATTGTATCAATCCTTCACATATTTAGCATATTCTTCAAGCGGTACGTTTAGACGTTTCGCCATCGCTATTTGTGACGGTGATAGCTTAACCGACCTGCGCCCTGATTTGTTACTGCGAGATGCTGAAGCGGCAGCAGGTGCGACCTGCGCTCCACCCGATTTTTTCGCCGCTTGAAACTTCTGAGGAAACTCATGTTTCATACGACGATCTACCTCATTGTAATACTCATCGCTCTCTGGGTCAAACCCTTCTTCCTCGACAAGTCTTCGATGAATGCCAAAAGCAGCATACGTCATAACTTCATCTGTGCCAAACCATTCGTTTTTCTCCGCCCAAGACTGAGCTTTCGGATCTGGTCGTGGCGCAGCTACTTGCTGCTGCTGTTGATACTGTTGTTGCGGCTGTTGTTGTTGTGGAGCCACTTGCTGACGTTCTGCTCGGGCTTTAGCCAAAGTGTACTTGTCTTTTTCAACTGCAATGCGGGATAACGCTTCCTGCGCTTGGAACATGGCATCTGTGTCGCCGTTCTCATACGCTTGTTTATATGCGTTTTTAACAGCCGCTTCCTGCGACTCTAAACGCTGACCGTATTCAACAAGATACCCACGGTCTAAATTTTGCATTTGGCCCTTTAACCGTTGATTTTCATGCATCAACTGTTGTGCCATACGTACCGCTTCTTCGCGATCCCGCTCTTCTTTTCTGTACTTCTCAGTAAGCTTCTTTATACGGGCCTGTACTTTTGCTCCATACTCATCAAGCTCATCAGACTTCTGTTCAGGATCTGACGCCTCTACTTCCGCAGAGACTTCTTGATCCTCCGCTGTGTCAGAGGCTTCAAGCTCAACCTCAACACTGCCGTCTGTTTCTTGTTCTTCTGTTTCTTGTTCTTCTGCCATCTTATCCTCCTAGACGTGCTTAATGTCGTCTGGTTCCAAGATCGTAGCGATCACTTCGTCATCATTAATGATACGAACTTCACCACCATCAATCTTAAAACGCGAACCTGAATAACGACCAATACATACCCACTGGCCTTCTTTGCACCACGGCTCCTCTTCGGGCCCGAACTTATTCGGATCTTTATAAGCCAAAGGTCCAACTTTTAAAACGTACGCAACAACCGTGGCTATTGCCTCTCGGTCACGAACTTCATCAGGGATAAAAATGCCACCTGTCGTTTTGGATGCACCTTGATACGGCATAACCAAAACACGCCACCCCGTCGGCTGAGGCAAACGTTCTGTAAGTGACTTGTCTACAAGGGATGGATCTAAGACGCGTTCTTTCGCGTCAACATAAGCGCCTTCAAGAGACGAAGAGTCGGCCTTGGCCTCCTCACGTTCTTTTTTCATTTTCTGCGCAACATGTTCAGGAAGATATAAGGTCTTCGACATCGTCTGCGTGTTTCTCCAGCAGGGCTTTTATCTCCTCACGAGCGTAGGTAAGGCCCCGTATCTCACCCACCATGAGTTTATAATGCTCCCAGTCTTTAGCAGCATCATACGCAAGAGCACTTGCAATTTCTTGTTCGCGCCCATGTAGTACCTTATACATATATTTTGCAAAATCAACAACGTCCATTAAAGAATATCTCTTTCTGAACCTTCCGCCATTGATTTTATAGGGCCGCCCTTAACCCAGTCATCACAAGTGTGATCTGCGCTGCACATAAACTTGTACATTTGACAATAACCAAGATCCCCAGATTCATCCCCAATACACTCAAGCATGTCATCTGTTTGGTTATACGCGCCACAATTGCCGCAAACCTCCGTTAACTTAAAACCGCCGTCGCTAGATGGATCTCGGTAGTTGGCTTCTTCTATGGCAAGCTCCTTGGCTTCTTCATTAGCCTCCGCATCCTGCGTGGCAATCGGGCAGCTTGGCCCATCTCCATCACTAGACATTTTGTCCACAGGGATGCCGCCGTCCATTATGCTAATTGTAATTATAGGCATTAGTATGTCTTTCCACGATCAGGGTTGTCACGAACGTCACCAATACGGCCCCCGTTCTTTAA